TCATCCTCCAGGGGCAAAGGCGTTCGCGGCCCCGCCGAATGAACTCTGCCCGCGGGTCAGGGCGTAAGCGCTTACGCCTTTGGCGATCAGAGCGTTGATCGCATTGGCGCTGGTGAGGTCCGCGTTGGCGGCCACCGCCGCCGCGCCGGTGTTGTCGGCCTGCTGTTGGTTGGCGTTGTTGACGGCGGCGCCGGTGAGCGCGTTGATCGCGCTCGCCCCCGTTTGAGCCACTCCAGAGAGATCCTGGGCATACTGTTGCCCGTAGCTTTGAGCCAATCCCTCGCCGTAGGCGTCGAGCGCTTTTTCAGCGGCGCCGGAGTTGTAGAGACCCTCGGCCGCCTTGGATTGCTCGACGGCGTCCAGCCCCTGTTGACGATCGAACTGATAGCCGGTGCTGTCGAGATACGTGCGCAGAGCGGCGGCGGATTTCGCGGGGTCGCCGCCCAGGCCAAGAAAACCTTGCAGGGCGTCGGCCGCCGCGTTGCCTCGATCCACCTCCGGCTGAATGAGCGCGGCGTCGGCGTTGTAGGTATTCTGTTGTAACGCGTCATTTCGCTCGGCCGCGGCCGCCGCGGTATCACTCGCCTGGCTGGCGGCGCTGGACGATAGGGCCGCGCTGGCGACGCCGGCGGCGCCGACGATGAGAGCTGGGATCAGAGCGGGCATTGAAGCCTCCTTGCCGGACTCGAGTTCCAGGCCGATTGGGTGAGCGCCCACATCCGAAGGTCGCCGATAGGCGTCGCCCGCCAGTCGCCGGCTTGCCTGAAGCCGAAAGTCTTGGGTGGACGGCTCTTCGCGTTGGCGCGAGCTTCGAACGTGACGATGATTTGAAATCCGAGCGCCCACACCACGCCGAGAGCGTAGGCGCCGGCGACAAACGCCTCCCGACCCCAACCCTCCGGGGTGAACAGGGTGTGCAGCTCACAGACGAAGCCGAGGGTGTCTAGCCGGGAAAAGAGAAATCCACCGTGTTCGCCGGCTAGCGGCAACATCTCCGCTCTTCGCGCCAGCGCCCCGACCTTCTCCGGCGAAAGACCAAGGAGAGCCGGCTTGACCGCCGGATGAGACGCGACGGCTATCCAGAACGCTGGATCGCGCTCGATACGGATCAAAGGCGTGAACCTCGACTGGAGTAGACGGTGTAGCTGAACGAGGCGAGCGTCGTTGCGGTGGTGATGTTGGTGATGGTGACGACGCCTGATTGGTCAACGATCGAAGTACTGATCATCGACCATCCGAGCGTATCATTCGGGTGAACCACGAACGGGCCGCCGTACCCGACGTACGCGCCATTGAGGATGTAGTTGAGTTGGGCGCCGCCGGTCTTGCTCGCGGTAACCTGGATGGGCGCCGTTGTTCCCGTGATCGCCACGATCTGAGTTGCGCCGGCATCCTCGGCATAGATGTCATTCCAATAAACAGGAGCGGGCGAGAAGGTGGCGCCACTGGCTGCGGCTGCAACGCCGGTGGTTGCGGCAATCATCGCGGCGGCGCCGGTCACGACAATCCCACTCCGCTCAAGGTCCAGGTGTCGTTGGGGAATTCGTGGATGAGGGTTGCCAGGCCATAGGGCGCGATCGCACAGTCCTTGCTGGTGTTGGTCCCGGCGATTGTCAGGGTCACGCCTGTTCCCCTTTGCACCGTGAGAACACCGGCGCCGGCGTTACGGACCATGATGACCGCGCCGTCCGGCCATCCGACGAGGGCCTGGGGCTGTAACAGGTAGGTGACTGCGGAGGCATTGTTGGAACGAACCAACTTGCCGCAGTCGGACACAGCGAATGTGTAATTGGCGTCCTGTTCGTTGCGCGGAGCGCCCAAATAGCCTGCGCTGGTGGCCGAAGGGGCCGTGCACGTGAGGGTCAGGTTGGTCGCGGTGTCTCCCGCCCGATTGACGGGGGTGAAACCGAGATTGGCGACGGCGACTCCGCTCTGAAGCATCGCGGCCGTGACGGAGCCTCCGGCGTTGATCGTGGGCGTGTTCACCGGATCAACATCCAGAATCAGGCTGCCCGACGCGTTCAGCAGCTGAACCCGGTAGACCACGGAGGGATCCAGGAAAATCGGCGCGAAGAGACCGCCCGAGTCCGCCGTGACCGGGTTTGCCAGTGGGGTGGCGAGGCTTGCGCTCGAATAGACCGGCGCGGGCGTCGTTGTTCCGGTGGCGTAGAACTGCAGGCGAGCACCCGGAATCGGCAAGCCACCAGCGTCCACAGCCCGGATCACGGGCTGCGTGAGAAGCATTCCAGTCATGAGGTTTTCCCTAGACGGAGACTTGAAAGCCGGAGCTTACGCAGATCCAGCTTGAGACGGACCAGAACACCGGCGTTCCGGTTCCCGTACCACTGCTTTCGCCGGGCTTGCGGCCATCGAGGGCATAGGCCCAATCGCCGGTCGAATTGCCGGTCATCGGCAGCTGAGCAACCGTCGTCATCGTACGGTATAGCGACACGCCGACATCTGTGCTCAGGGGTCCGCCGCGCTGCAGGCCGCCGGTCGGTACGATATTCAGTGTGTTTGGCGCGGCGGCGGACGCCTGCTGCTGAGCCGCATTTAGGGCATCTGCGATACCCGACAGCCAACCGATGAAATAGGCCGTGGCCTTACCGCCGGGGCCCACGATGGGCGTGGCGGCCGAAAGCATCTTGAGGGTCAATTTCCAGGCCTCGCTGCATTGAGTTCCAAATGAGAGAAGGCGGCGTTCACCGGATCGCCGACGCGGACTTCCACCAGCCGGCCCGGCGCGCGCATTTGGCCGAGCCGCCGCCAGGTCACGCGTTGCGAATAGCGCCCCATGGCGCCCGACGACGCCGGACGCCAAGGTCCGAAGGTACGGCCTTGATCGTCGCTGTAACGCATCTCCGTTACGGGGGCGCTTCCAGGATCGACCGCCGTGCCCACGCCGGTCACGCAGTGTAGGACCAGGTTGTCGCAGCGTGGCGTCCCCTCCTCCACCTTTATGAAGGCGGAGGCCGTGCGGACGAGGGGGTCGAGGCCGTCTCGATAGACCCCGACCTCCATGGTCCAGACATCGTTTGTGCGGTCGTCGCCGACCAGCACGGCGCCGTTCAACGCCAGAGCGCATTGGCCGCGGAACCGCGGTCTGCCGAAGCTCGTCCACTCTCCCCATTCCCCACGGGAGAAGCTGTCGCCATAGGCGCCGGCCTGGGTTCCAATCCGCGACGCGTCGTAGGCATAGGTGCCGACGCCTGGAACGTTGAGGACATAGAATTCGTGCCCCTCGAACGTCGCCGCGAAACCCGTGCAGGCGGCGATGTCGGAGCATTGCCGGAGCTTGTCCTCGATGGATGAGGAACTGACCCGCTGCGGCACGTCCTGGGTGCGGTAGACGACCCGGTTTTCCCCGATCCAGAACAGAGCGTTGTCTAGGAAGGCGACGGCGTCCCGCGAGGCGCAACCCCGCTGATAACCCTGGCCTATGGCGGGCGTGAACGGCGCGGCCGCGTCCGTCCCCACCTGCCATGTCTCCACGCTCGCGGTTCCGAAGATCACGAGCTGGCCGGCGAGCACAGCGAGAGCGACGATGGGATCGGGAGAAGCCTCGGCGGTGGCGAAGGAGAGACCATCGATCGTCGCGGCGTCGTCGATTTCGGACCAGTAGAAGGTGTCCGAACCGATCAAGGCATAGATGAAGCGGTCGCCGAGATAGGCGACATCGAGCACGGGCGGCAGGACGGTGTTCGTCATGGGCGCGAAGGCGCCATTGGTCGTGGCGTCCATGAGGTAGGCGGCGCCGGAGGCCACCAGGACGACCTGAGTACGGCTGACGGCTACGCGGACGAGGTCGGTTCCACCGACCGTCCCGAGGCCCGTCCCGCTGGTGAGGTCCCACGCCTGAGCGCCAGAGACGGCGATCGTCCGGCCGCCTAGCGCGGGCGGCGCGGCGAACAAACAGCGGATGGGACCGACCCCCGGTTTGTAGGCGCCGACCAAGCCTGGGCGCGAATAGTGCACTTCTCTGAGGCCAACGAGGGGCGTGTAGGGTCGCTCCTCTCTCATGGGCGTCGCCTCGGTGATCATGTTGCGTAGCCGCGTGGCTGGAAAACCGAAGGACCGAGAGAAGTCGTCGGTGAAGAAGGGGATCCGCAGGCCGGTGGACGCGCTGAAGCCGTCGCTGCGGAATTGCGCGATCTGCTGGGTGGGGGCCGAGCCCTGGCCGTCGGCCATCGTCAGGCGACGCCCTGAGCAACGGCCGCCACGCCGAGCGGCGCATCGAGGGGGCCGCGTCCCGGACGAGCATAGGCGCGGGCGAAGGCGGCGCGACCTTCCTGGGCGCCGGCGATCACGTCCTGTCGCAGATCGGCGCCGAACTCGGCCGCGATCACCAACGCCAGCATGTTCGGCATGTAGGCGATGAGTCCGTCGGGAAATTCGATCGGGGTGTCGAGACCTTGGGCGTCCTCCTCGAGGACCCAGTTTCCGGTGTCGCCACGAAACCACAGCCGCGCGTTCTGACCGCTGGCGGACAAGACCAACGGCCCCGCGGCTCCGTTCAGCAGCCGGCCGTTGCCCACCACCGTGCATGGCGTGGGACCGAAATTCAGGGCGGCGTCGACAACGCCGAAGCGCGCGCCGGGCCGAGGATCGAGCGGCGCGGTCACGGTATAGGCGACGGGAGGAATCTGATACTCGCCGCCGTTTTCCGCCTGACAGGCGGAGCCGGACGCGGACCGAGGCGACAGCCGAGGGCCGATGACCGTGCCGAACAAGGCGCGCTTCATCGCATTGTAGCTGATAAGGGCGTCCGACGCTTCGTCGGCGTCCGGTTCGACACCGCTGGCCCAGCAGCCATGCATACGACCGGCGCGCTTGATCACGTCACGAACGCTCAAAGACAT